TTAGGTGACGTATCATAATAATTTACGATGTAGTCCGCTTGAGTTCTTGTAGGATAAAACTTTTTACTTGTTTCTTTTTTTGTTTTTAGATACAATATATGATTATTGGCACCCGAATACGAGTCCAATAAGGATAGCGCCTTATGCTCTATTAATGATGGGGTAACTTCCAAAATTTTGTTTTTTATAAAAATAACAATAAAAAAGATATTTATCAATAAATACGACAAAATGGCGAATAGAGTTCCTATAACAAGATTAGGTAAATTTTTTGGAGAAAACGATTTTAACCTTGAAGTTGAGATGGGTCAAGAGTGGTTAGTTGGTGATATGAATTACACTTGTGTGCTTTATAGAGTTGATAAAACCAAAACTAAAATTGACAACGTATATGGTGAAACAGTTAAAGATGGGATTAAATTTTTACCCCCTGTTGAGTTTAACGCATATGTTGCGATTGCCGCACCTGAGAATAAATTTTTAGGTTCTACTAAAATGGATCAGTTTGAACCAGGAAATATTACAATGTCAGTTTATTTAAAAACTTTAGAAGATTTAGAAATTGATATTCAATTTGGTGATTATGTTGGTTATTACGATACGGAAAGTTTTGTGAGATACTATACCGTTGTTAATGATGGTCGTGTCACTTCAGATATAAAACATACTTATAAAGGGTATAAACCTTTTTATAGAACAATAATGGGATCACCTGTTGGTCCAAATGAATTTAGAGGATTATGAGAATAATAATTACTGAAGAACAGGAAGAGTTGTTAAAAAATAATATTAACGATTTAATCGGCAAAAAAGTTATGTGTTATTATGACTTACACAGACATACTTTTTCTGTCACATATAAAGGACTTGTTATGTTAAAGGCCGACTATTTAAGATTAAGTGATGTTGAATTTAGAGTAAGAAAGGGTGGTAAACAAAAAGTTAGAGATGAACAAAGAAAAAATGTACACGCATTTGTAATTGGTCATTTAGATGATTATTGTGAGTTCCCTTGTGAAGATATTCCCCAACCTGAGTCAAATGAAGTAGTAACATATAATCCTTACAAATACGATTCCTTCGTAATCAAAAGTACTGAAGAACCAATTTATAAGGCAAATGAAATTGAAATGATTAACATTAAAGATAAAATATTTTTAATAAACTAACATGGGGTTACCTAAAAAAATTAAGAAAGACATATCGTTAATACCTAAGAAGACACTTCTTCCTAGAAGACACGAGATTGCTGATATGATTTCAGAAGATGGAACTTATTTACCCAAAAGTTTATTACACGCAGATTTAGATAGAGGGTTTTTAGATTTTGTTAAAGACGGATTAAAAACTGTTGTTGAGGGAAAAACCGTACCTATGGTTGATGTTTTAGTCACAACACAGAATTGGGCTCAGTTTGTTGAGACATGGGACTTTGAAAATATTGATAAGAATGTTGAACCACCATTTATTACGGTGATCAGAACACCTGAAGTGAAATATGGTAATAACCCTGCGGTTATGTACAATATTCCAAACAGAAGATTGTATTACTACGCTAAGGTACCAACATTTGATGGACAACGTCATGGTATGGATATTTACAAGATACCACAACCTGTACCTGTAGATATAAAATATACGGTCGCAATTGTTTGTAATAGAATGAGAGAATTAAATAAATTCAACCAAATTGTATTAGAAAAATTTGCTTCAAGACAATCCTATCAAACAATAAAAGGTCACTACATTCCAATTATTAATGATGACATTTCCGATGAATCAATTTTGGATTTGGAAAAGAGAAAAGTATACATTCAAAAATATAGTTTCACAATGATGGGATTCTTAATAGATGAAGATGAGTTTGAGGTACAACCTGCAGTTACAAGAATATTTCAAATGTACGAAACTGAAAGTAAAATCAAAAAAAGAAAACCTAAAAAGGAAGTACCTAACTTACCCCCAACCGCAACATTTAATTATTCGGATATTGAAATAGAAAGGGAAGAAACGTTTCGTTATACCGTAAACATGAGATTCATGGATAGTGATAATGTTGAAACCTATTCTGTATTCATTAATGATGATTATTATGGTGATGATATAAATGAAATACAAGTTAATAATGGGGACGTTATTAAAATTATAATTGATAAAAAAATCGGTGGACAACCATCGTCAATAGTATTTAACGAAGAGTTACTTTAATCTTCCCCGTATATATCTTTTTTCTCCTTACATTTCTCAAAAATAAGGTTTTCCAAAAACCGATACATTTTAATACCACGTTTATCACAATACTTCTTTAAAGCATAATGTGATTCAAATGAAATCTTCAAGTTTTTTATCTTCTTAGTATCTTTATCCATAGGTAGAAAAAAGGCAGAATAAAATCATACCAAAATATAAATAGTTTAGAATAAGTAAAGTTTTTCCCCGAATTATCAATATTTATATAATAAATAAAATTAAAAACAAAAATAAACTAAATTATGGCAACTAACGGTAAAGTATTCGTATCACCTGGTGTTTATACTTCTGAAGTGGATTTAAGTTTTGTAGCACAAAGTGTGGGGGTTACCACATTAGGTATTGCAGGTGAAACTTTAAAGGGTCCGGCTTTTGAACCGATATTCATCAAAAATTATGAGGAATTTCAAACGTATTTCGGTGGTACATCCGCTGAAAAATTTGTGAACACACAAATCCCTAAGTATGAGGCGGCTTACATCGCTAAATCATATTTACAACAATCTAATCAATTATTCGTAACAAGAATCTTAGGTCTTTCAGGTTATGATGCGGGACCATCATGGTCTATTATAACACAAGCAAATGTTGATCCTAATACGATTGACTTTTATTGTGAAGATCCACAAATCGTAGATTGTTTACCTTATTGTGATCCGGCAGATTATAAAACATTAAACTATACTGTAGAATTTACGGGATGTTCAAACTCACAAGCGTCAATTAGTTATGTAACTAATTTCCCTGATGAAATTGAAAATCTTTTAACTGTTCCTTTTGAGCAATTCAATGGTAACACATCAACATTAGAAACCCAAATCAATAATTTGATTTCTGATGTATTAACAGATGCTAATCCATTAACCGCACAAACTAACACAATTGAATATTTTGGTTCTATATACGGTCCTGACTACGATACATTGTCAACAGTTTTCACAAATGAAACTAATGTTTATGGTGTACCTTCAGTATCAAGTACTTTGACTGATTATACGTCACCATTCAACGATCCTTGGTATTATTCATTGTTTTCTAACAATGGTAACAATAGTTATTCAGGATTCTCATTCTTTGCATATGTTGATGATTTGACTTTAATACCGGTAACTACAACAACAACAGTCGCAACAACTCCAACTCCTACACCATCAGCGGTTAATCCATGTGCTACGGCAACACCAATGCCGTCACCAACACCTACACCAACTGCGGTTAATAACAATTGTTATACAGGTACTATTAATGGAACAATTTATTATTACACAGGTACATCTTACACTGAGTACGATAATTTAGTTGTTGGTACATTAAGATCAAGAGGTATTGCGACATATGAGGACTCTACAAACCCAGTATTTGAAGTAACAGACATTAATCATGTTACTATAGATATGAGTGGTCAGTATTCAGGTGTTACTAAAAACCCTTACTTACCATTTTTAATCAATGTTACAAATGATGAAGGTACTTCATTTACGTTTGAAACTTCATTCGCAACTTCAGATTCTCAATATATTTCTAAAGTATTCGGAGCAACTAACTTCCAAAAACCAAGAAAAAATGTTCCTTTATTCTTAGAGGAAAGATTCCAAGCGTTATTAAACTACGGATGGAACAAAGGATACATTAGAGGTTTGAGTTCAGAATTAATAGCGTTAGATTCAGCACAAAGTGGACAACAAGATAGTATTGGATGGTACTTAGATAGATACCAATCACCAAGTACTCCTTGGATTGTTTCTGAGTTAAGAGGTACAAAAGTATTTAACTTATTCAAGTTCTACTCAATTTCTGATGGTAATTCAGCAAACTCTGAAATTAAAGTTTCACTTTTCAATATGTCATTCTCCAATGGAACGTTTGATGTAATTGTAAGAGATTACTATGATTCAGATGCTAACCCAACAGTTTTAGAGAAATTTACAAGTTGTAGTATGGACCCAAGTCAAAATAATTTCATCGGTAAAAAAATCGGATCTTTAGACGGAGAATACGCATTGAACTCTAAATTTGTAATGGTTGAGATGAATGAAGATGCACCTGTTGATTCATTACCTTGTGGTTTTGACGGATACACATTCAGAGAGTACGATGGTGTTACACCTCCATTCCCTGTTTACAAAACTAAATATGATTTCCCAGGTGAAGTTGTATATAACCCACCGTTCGGATTTACAAACGGTAACGATGATTCCATCAGATCAAATGGTGATAACGTTAGAAGAACTTATTTAGGTTTCTCTAACAACATTGGATTTGATACTGACTTCTTCCAATACAAAGGAAAACGTGCTCCAATTGACTTATGTAATGTTGATGGAGTTGAATGGGGTTATCAAACAAGAGGATTCCACATGGATAAAGACGCTAGTGTTATTGAAATAGGACCGGCATTTGCAACAAGTGGAACACCTAAATACTATGTTGGTGATGCTACATTCCAACAAGAACCTACAAGTGAAACAAGTCCATATTACAGAATTTACTCAAGAAAATTCACAACAATGTTCTATGGTGGTTTTGATGGATGGGATATCTATAGAGAATACAGAACAAACGGAGACAGATATGTTTTAGGTAGAACTGGATTCTTGAATGGAGCTTGTCCTTCACCAAGATACCCAACCGCAACAGGATGGGGAGCATTTAAACAGATCTCAATCGGTGATGGAACACAAAGTTTTGCAAATACTGACTACTACGCTTACTTATTAGGAATCCAAACATTCTCTAATCCTGAGGCGGTTAACATCAATGTATTTGTATCTCCAGGTATTGACTATGTAAACAATAGTGACTTAGTTGAATCAACAATTGATATGATTGAAAACAACAGAGCTGACTCATTGTATATCACAACAACACCTGACTACAACTTGTTCTTACCAACAACTACAGGTGGTGATGGATTAATTTACCCACAAGAAGCGGTTGACAACTTAGAACAAACAGGAATTGACTCTAACTACACGGCAACTTACTACCCATGGGTATTAACTCGTGATAGTGTGAACAATACGCAAATCTACATCCCAGCAACGGCTGAGGTGACAAGAAACTTAGCATTAACCGATAACATTGCATTCCCATGGTTCGCAGCGGCAGGTTACACAAGAGGTATTGTAAACTCAATCAAAGCTCGTAAGAAGTTAACTCAAGAAGATAGAGATACTCTTTACCAAGGAAGAATCAACCCAATCGCAACCTTCTCTGATGTTGGTACGGTAATTTGGGGTAATAAGACTCTTCAAGTTAGAGAATCTGCACTTGATAGAATCAACGTAAGAAGATTATTATTACAAGCTCGTAAATTGATTTCAGCAGTTTCTGTGAGATTGTTGTTTGATCAAAACGACGAACAAGTAAGACAAGACTTCTTAAATGCGGTTAATCCGATCTTAGATGCTATCAGAAGAGACAGAGGTTTATACGACTTTAGAGTTACGGTTTCAAGTGACACTGAAGACTTAGATAGAAATCAATTAGTAGGTAAAATCTATATCAAACCAACTCGTTCTTTAGAGTTCATAGATATAACATTCTACATCACTCCAACAGGAGCATCGTTTGATAATATCTAATCAGATAATTAAATTTAATGAAAAGGGGAATTCGTTCCCCTTTTTTTATTTTCCTAATATTTATTAATGTATGAAAAATTATCATAAAGTTATTGTCAAACAAATTATTAACGAAATTATACAGGATAATCAAACACCTGTAATGAAATATTATGCGTTTGACTGGGATGATAATCTTATGTTTATGCCAACAAAGATATACCTTAAAGATGATAAGGGTAAAAGTGTTGGAATGTCAACTGAAGATTTTGCGGAATATAGAACTGAAATTGGTAAAGAACCTTTTGAATATGAAGGACATACCATAGTATCCTTTGATAAGGAACCTTTCAGGGATTTTGGTGTGTTGGGTGACAAACAATTTTTAAAGGACTCAATGACCGCTCCAACAGGACCGGCATGGGATGATTTTGTGGAGGCTATTAATAATGGATCAATATTTGCAATTGTAACTGCTAGAGGTCATACTCCTTCTATGTTAAAAGAAGCGGTTTACAAATTAATTAAACAGAACAAACATGGGTTGGATTCAAACCAGTTAGCAAAAAACCTTTTAAAGTATAGAGATTTAGCTGACGAAGAAAAATTATCTAAAGATCAACTTATACGATCTTACTTAGATATGTGTCGTTTTCATCCTGTGTCTTTCGGAGAAGGTTCGGCAACTAATCCTGAACAAGGAAAAATAAATGCAATGGAAGAATTTGTTAGTTATGTGAAAAATTTATCACATTCATTACAAGAAAAGGCATTTATGAAAAACAAGATTAGTAACTACTTTACACCATTTATTGGTTTTTCAGATGATGATGTAAGAAATATAGAAAGTATGAAGAAGCATTTTGATAAAAAAGAAGATAATATATTAAAGACTTATTTAACTGCAGGAGGACAAAAGAAATTATATTAACTAGTTTAACTGGTCTAGTAGAAGAATATGTCCAAAAAAAATGTAAGTAAATAGAAAAATTTTATTATCGTGATATTTATAATAAAAACTAAAATAAACTAAAAATTAAAAAAAATAATTATGGCTGATTTGTTAATGAAAATG